AAACGCACCGTAAGGTCATGGGGACATCCTCCAAGCCGAAAACAGATGCCCAGATCATCAAGTGGCTGAAAAGCCCTCACGCTGACTCTGCCGAGTATAAGCTGTGGGGTAACGGAGTCGCACTTCCGTGCGTCCATTTCGTACTGGCAGGGATTGTGTATTACTCACAGAATGAGGGCTTGTGATCGGGTGCTTATTCTACATCGAAAAACCCCGTTATTTGCTTGCTATTTCCGGGCTTTAGAGTGATGTATATACATGCCGAAAGGCACAGAAAACAAGCGAAAACGGAGGTAAACACAATGCAGGTCAACTACAACGTAACAGGCGCACAGCGCAAGGAACTGGTGAAGGTCATCGCCGATGCCACGGGAGCGAAGGCAAAGTACATGGGAATGCCCACGGCAGCCTACGAGATCGACTACTTCACGGTCACGAAGGATGGAACGCTCCTCTTCGATGACCGGGCAGACAGCGAGGAGGTCGAGCAGGTGCTTGAAGCCATCGCCGCGGCAGGCTTTGAATGCGAGGCGCAGGAAGGCTTCAAGGAAGAATCCGAAGAGCCGGCCGAAAACGCGCCACAGGTCGCCACGGACGGGCTTACGGTTGAAATGCCGAGGAACTTCTTCACGGAAACCGCGCTCGACAATCTGAAGCGGATCGTGGAAAGCAAGGCGGCGCTCATTAAGAAGGCGGTCGGTGCGGATGACCTTCCCATCAAGGTAACGGACGAGAAGGTTTCCTTCCCTTGGTTTGCCGAGGTCGATGCGGACACGGTACACGCCTACACCAACTTCATCAGCAAGCTGTCCGAGATGGCGAAGAACGCCACGAGGGTGACGGCAACCGAAAAGGCGGTCGATAACGAGAAATACGCATTCCGGTGCTTTCTCCTCCGCCTCGGCTTTATCGGAGCAGACTACAAGACCGACAGAAAGATCCTGCTGAAGAACCTCACAGGTTCCTCGGCTTTCAGAAACGGAGGTGCTAACCATGAGATTTCCGAATAAAGAAACCGTGGAGCGCATCCGCAGGCAGTATCCTGTCGGCACACGGGTGGAACTCGTGAAGATGGAAGATGCGCAGGCTCCCGCTCCCGGCACGAAGGGAATGGTCGAGGGCGTGGATGATACGGGATCGCTCCTTATGCATTGGGACAACGGCAGCGGACTGAACGTGGTCTACGGCGAGGATATCGTTAAGAAGCTTGATACCGTCACGACCATCTGCTACAAGGAGACAAAGGTGTGGGATTCCCGCAAGGATGCCGCTGACTTCTTCCTGCAGGCCATCGCAGGCACGGAAGGCGCGGAGTGCGAACGCTATACCACCATCTACGCAAAGCTGGTATCGGGATTGGAGGTGTGCAGTGATGACGCAGACGATTAAGGAACAGATCCTCGCCATCCGCGACACCGGGCTTACGAATATGTTCGATGTGAACATGGTGCAGCGCCTCGCCTATGAACGGGACTTCTACGAACTGGTGACCTTCCTCGAAGAGAACCGCAAGGAATACGTGCATTTCATCCTCTACGGCGAGGAATAAAGTACACAATTTCCGCCGCGATACTCTGGTACATATATTCCCGGAAAAGACTTGCTATTATGTGCTTTCAGAGTGATATATGTACATACCAAAACGAACGGAGGACAACACCATGACGATCAACGATGCAATGAGAACCTACAGACTGCCGAACCCCACCACGCCGGAGGATCTGGAATGCCGCTGGAGCAAGGTACTGAACTTTGGAAACAAGGTGCTGCTTGCCGGGTATTACTACAACGGGCAGAACAAGCCTTCCTACTTCGGAGCGGTATACGAGTACCTTGAGGACGGCAGGCACGACTGCGAAAGCGCCATCGGGCTTTACGCCGCAAGCGAGGTAGAGTTCGAGGATGACGGCCACGCGATCGCCTGGGCGATGCAGCAGTAAAACACGGTAACAACATACCCAAGGGACGAGCCGAAAGGCTCTGTCTCTCATACAGATACTTTCTGAAGTCGCAGAGATGCGGCTATTTTTTATGCCATTTTCGGAAGGAGGAGATGCCATTGGCAGTAAGAAAGCTGAAGAAATACACGCCGACCAAATTCATGGCGGATACCTCTCACTACGATAAAGATCTCGCCGACTATGCCGTGCTGTTCATTGAGCAGCTCTGCCATACCAAAGGCACGTGGGCGGGAAAGCCCTTTGAACTGATCGACTGGCAGGAGCAGATTATCCGCGACCTGTTCGGTGTGATAAAGGACAACGGATACCGGCAGTTCAACACGGCATACATCGAGATACCGAAAAAGCAGGGCAAGTCAGAACTTGCGGCGGCGGTGGCACTGCTCCTTACCTGCGGCGACGGCGAAGAACGCGCCGAGGTCTACGGCTGTGCCGCTGACCGCAACCAGGCAAAGATCGTCTTTGACGTAGCTGTGGATATGGTGCGGTTCTGCCCGGCGCTTTCCAAGCGTGTGAAGATACTCGGATCACAGAAAAGGCTTGAATATCTGCCTACGCATAGTTTTTATCAAGTGCTTTCAGCGGATGTGGCAAACAAGCACGGCTTCAATACCCACGGCGTTATCTTCGATGAGCTGCACACGCAGCCGAACCGAAAGCTGTTTGACGTTATGACGAAGGGTTCCGGCGATGCGAGGATGCAGCCGCTGTTCTTCCTCATAACCACGGCGGGCAATGATACACACTCTATCTGCTATGAACAGCACGAGAAGGCTCTGGATATCATGAGCGGCAGGAAAATCGATCCGACCTTTTATCCCGTTATCTACGGTGCGGACGAGTCGGAGGACTGGACTGATCCCAAGGTCTGGAAGAAAGCAAATCCCTCCCTCGGCATTACGGTCGGTATCGACAAGGTAAAAGCCGCCTGTGACTCCGCAAAGCAGAATCCGGGCGAAGAGAATGCTTTCCGCCAGCTGCGCTTGAACCAATGGGTAAAGCAGTCGGTCAGATGGATGCCGATGGACAAGTGGGACGGCTGTGCTTTCCCAGTCGATGAGGATGACCTGGAAGGGCGCATCTGCTACGGCGGACTCGATCTTTCAAGCACCACGGACATCACGGCGTTCGTGCTGGTGTTCCCTCCGCAGGACGAGGATGACAAGTACTGCATCCTGCCGTACTTCTGGGTGCCGGAAGAGACGCTCGACCTGCGAGTAAAGCGCGACCATGTTCCCTACGATGTCTGGGAGCGGCAAGGGTATCTTGAAACCACCGAGGGCAACGTCATCCACTACGGATACATCGAGAAATTCATCGAGAACCTCGGCGAACGGTTCAACATCCGGGAGATCGCCTTCGACCGATGGGGAGCCGTGCAGATGGTGCAGAACCTTGAGGGCATGGGCTTTACGGTCGTTCCCTTCGGACAGGGCTTCAAGGACATGAGTCCTCCTACCAAGGAACTGATGAAGCTGACGCTTGAAAAGAAACTGGCGCACGGCGGGCATCCCGTCCTGCGATGGATGATGGACAACATCTTCATTCGGCAGGACCCGGCGGGCAACATCAAGGCGGATAAGGAAAAGTCCACGGAGAAAATTGACGGCGCGATCGCAACGATCATGGCTCTTGACCGTGCCATCCGCTGCGGAAACGACAACACTGCCTCGGTCTATGACAACCGAGGCATTTTATTCATATGAGAGGAGAAAAAGCTATGGGTATTTTCAACAGATGGTTCAGAGGACGGGATGCTCCCAAGGACGCCACAGCAGGCAGTTCGTACCGTTTCTTTTTCGGCGGCACGACTTCCGGCAAGGCCGTGACGGAACGTTCCGCCATGCAGATGACGGCGGTGTACTCCTGCGTGAGGATACTTGCCGAGGCGATAGCCGGACTTCCTCTGCACCTCTACCGATACGGTGAGGACGGCAGCAAGGAGAAGGCGCTCGACCATCCGCTTTATGCATTGCTCCACGATGAGCCGAACCCGGAAATGACATCGTTCGTTTTCAGGGAAACGCTCATGTCGCATCTATTGCTTTGGGGCAACGCCTATGCGCAGATCATCCGCAACGGCAAGGGCGAGGTCGTGGCTCTGTATCCGCTGATGCCGAACCGCATGACCGTTGACCGTGATGAACAGGGGCAGCTCTATTACGAGTACCGCACCACGCAGGACGACGCCCATACCATGAAAGGCTCCGTGGTAAGACTCTCTCCGAGGGACGTGCTTCATGTTCCCGGTCTGGGCTTTGACGGATTAGTCGGATACAGTCCTATCGCTATGGCGAAGAACGCCATCGGACTTGCCATCGCTACGGAGGAATACGGCTCTAAGTTCTTTGCAAACGGCGCAACGCCTGGCGGCATCCTGGAGCATCCCGGTGTGGTAAAAGACCCGGAGCGCGTGAGGGAAAGCTGGAACTCAGCCTTCGGTGGAAGCGCCAATGCAAACAAGGTGGCGGTTCTGGAGGAAGGCATGAAATACACGCCCATCTCCATCTCGCCGGAACAGGCGCAGTTCCTCGAAACGAGAAAGTTCCAGATAGACGAAATAGCGAGGATATTCCGGGTGCCGCCGCACATGATTGGCGACCTTGAGAAGTCCTCGTTTTCCAATATCGAGCAACAGTCGCTTGAGTTTGTGAAGTACACGCTTGATCCCTGGGTGTGTCGATGGGAACAGTCCATGCAGAGGGCGCTCTTAAAGCCTGACGAGAAAACACTGTACTTCCTAAAGTTCAATGTGGACGGCCTGCTCCGTGGCGACTATCAGAGCCGCATGAACGGCTACGCTGTCGGACGGCAGAACGGCTGGATGTCCGCAAACGACATCAGGGAACTTGAGAACCTCGACCGCATTGCCAAGGAGGACGGCGGCGACCTGTATCTCGTGAACGGGAACATGGTGCCGCTGGTATCCGCAGGAGCGGCGTATGCGGCGACCACACAGGAAACGGAGGAACCTTCAAGTGAAGAAACACAAGAACCGAAAACAGACCAATTTCAAGAGAGGAGGCAGAAACCCCTATGAACAGAAAGTTTTGGAACTGGGTGAAAAACGAGGAGCCGGATTCATTCGGCAGCGACCGAACGCTCTACCTCGACGGGGAAATATCCGGTGAGACATGGTACGGCGATGAGATCACTCCCTCGCTTTTCAAGCAGGAACTGGAGAGCGGCGACGGCAACATCACGCTCTGGATCAACTCACCGGGCGGCGATGTGTTCGCGGCGGCGCAAATCTACAATATGCTGATGGATTATCCGCATGACGTGACCGTCAAGATCGACGCCCTTGCGGCATCGGCGGCATCCGTCATCGCTATGGCAGGCACAAAAGTGCTGATGAGTCCCGTGGCGATGATCATGGTGCATAATCCCGCCACCATCGCAATCGGCGACAGCGAGGAGATGCAGAAAGCCATCGATATGCTCGCCGAGGTCAAGGAAAGCATCATGAACGCCTATGAGATCAAGTCCGGGCTGTCCCGCCACAAGATCTCGCAGCTTATGGACGCCGAGACCTGGATGAACGCAAAGGAAGCCGTGAAGCTGGGCTTTGCCGATGAGATCCTCTTTGCCGGAAAGAAGGAAGATGAAACTTCCGATGACGGCACGGAGATGCTCTTTTCACGTAAAGCCGTGACGGATTCGCTGCTTTCAAAGCTGGTCCCGAAACGCCCGGAGAAACCGAAGAACACAGTCAAAGTAACCGACCTTGAGAAGCGCCTGTCGCTTCTCTCACACTAATTTTATGGAGGTATTTATCATGACCAAGATTATGGAACTTATGGAAAAGCGCGCAAAGGCATGGGAGGCGGCGAAGAACTTCCTCGACAGCCATTCCGACAACGGCGGCAATGTGTCCGCAGAGGATGCCGCCACCTACGACAGGATGGAGAAAGAGGTCACCGACCTTACCCACGACATCGAGCGCCTGCAGCGCCAGGAGGAGATCGAGAAGATGATGAACGCTCCGACTTCCTCTCCGCTGACCGCAAAGCCCGGCGCCGCAGAGGACAAGGAAGAAAAGACCGGCAGAGCGTCCGCCGCTTACAAGAAGGCGTTCTGGGATAACATCCGTCATCCCGGCAATCCGGCTGTCCGCAACGTGCTGGAAGAGGGCACCGACGCCAACGGCGGCTATCTTGTCCCGATCGAGTTCGAGCATACCCTTGTGCAGGCGCTCAACGAGAACAACATCATGCGTACCATCGGCTGCAAGATCATCACCACGCAGAACGAGCGCAAGATCCCCGTGGCGAACGGCCACACGCAGGCGGCATGGACGGCGGAGAACGGCGCCTATACCGAGAGCAATCCTACCTTCGGGCAGACCAGCATTGACGCTTTCAAGCTGACTGACCTCATCAAGGTGTCCGATGAGCTGCTTTCCGACAGCTTCTTCGATATCGAGGGTTACATCTCCGAGGAGTTCGGACGTGCCTTCGGTGAAGCCGAGGAGGACGCCTTCATCAACGGCGCGATCCAGACCGGGCAGACGTCTATCGACAGACCGACAGGACTGTTCATTCCTTCTGCCGCAGGCGGCGCTCCGTCCGGCGTGACGGCTGCGTCTGCTACGGCGATCACCGCTGATGAACTTATCAGCCTTGTGTATTCCCTCAAGGCTCCGTACCGCGGCAAGGCAAAGTTCCTCATGAACGATGCCACCGTTGCGGCCATCAGGAAACTCAAGGACCTGAACGGCGTCTATGTATGGCAGCCGGCCCTTACCGCAGGCGAGCCTGACAGACTGCTCGGATATCCGCTCTACACCTCTCCGAAGGTGCCTACGATGGCGGCGGGTGCGAGAGCCATCGCGTTCGGTGATTTCTCCTGCTACTGGATCGCAGACAGAGCGGGGCGCACCATCAAGCGTCTGAACGAGCTTTACGCTACCAACGGCCAGGTCGGCTTTACCTGCACGGAACGTGTGGACGGCAAGCTGATCCTTGCGGAAGGCATCAAGATCCTCGACATGAAGGCGACTTCCGGTTCTTAAGGCGAGGAGGTGAACGACCGTGGCACTGATTTCAACTGAAGACGCGAAGGCTTATCTGCGCGTAGATTCTGCGGATGAGGATGCCACGGTCGGCATCCTCTTAGCATCCGCCATCCGTTTATGTGTCGATATTGCAAGGCTGACCGATGAGCAATGGGAAGTGATCGATTCGGATGCTGAGTCCTCCGAGGATTACACGGAGTCGGAACTTTCCGCCATCCGGGAGACGATGAAAGTAGCGATCCTTTATTCCTGTGCCTATTTCTTTGAACACAGGGAGGACGCTGACCATCATGCGCTGACATTGACGCTGCGCTCCCTGCTCTTTGCAATACGGGAAGGAGCGTTCTCATGAATATAGCAGCTATGCGTGTGCGCATCACCTTCCAGAAAAATGCGGTCACCGTAGACAAATATGGGAACCACAAAAACGGGTGGGCGGATTATTTCTCCTGCTGGGCGACCGCAGGCTCCAACAATGCGGTAAGCGGTACGGGGACCGGCTCTGAAAGCACGGGCGTTGTTATCCGTTCCGAAGAGTCCCTTTCCTTTACCTGCAGGTGGTGTTCCGAACTTGCTGCCGTGGAATCCACGAAGTACAGGATCGTATGCGAGGGCAAGACCTACAACATCATCTATGTGAACCCGATGGGCTTCAAGCATAACAGCATCAAGTTTTCCTGTGAACTGGAGGCGAAATCATGAGCCGCCGGGTATCCGTGGACGGCATGGCGGACGCCATCATGGAGGAACTGACGAAATATTCCGACCTTGCCGCCGATGAACTGAAAGCCGCCGTAAAATCCACGGCGCAGTCGGTACGCAAGGACATCCAAGGCTCCGCTCCGTCACGCACGGGGAAATACAAGAAATCGTGGTCGGTAAAGACCGTGAAGGAATCCTCGGAGACCATTGACCTGGTGGTGCATTCCAAAAACCGCTATCAGATCGCGCACCTTCTGGAACACGGTCACGCCAAGCGCGGCGGAGGAAGGGTCGCGGCAAGACCGCACATCGCTCCCGCCGAACAGGCAGGAAACGAAAAGCTGGTAAAGACCATCGAGCAGAAGCTGAAAGGATGATGCCTATGACACACGAAGAAATCGTAACCATGCTGGAGGAGGCAAACCTTCCTCTTGCCTATGACCATTTTGCGGAGGGCGAGTCGCCTGATCCGCCTTTTTTGATCTTCCTCTTTCCGGGAACGGACAATATGTTCGCTGACAACAAGGTGTGGCAGAAGATCAACCAGCTGAACATCGAACTGTACACGGACAAGAAGTCGCCGGAAACGGAAGAAACAATCGAGGACATCCTGGACTCCTACGAGATCCCCTATGAGAAGTCGGAGTACTGGATCGAATCGGAAAAGATGTATGAAGTGCTTTATCAAACAGAAATTTTAGGAGGTAACTGACTATGGCAACGAAAAAGAACAAAGTCAAGTTCGGTCTGAAGAACTGCCATTACGCCCTGGTCACGCTTGCGGATGACGGTACCGCCACATTCGGCACGCCCGTGGCTATGCCGGGTGCCGTTTCCCTTTCGCTTGACGCGGAGGGCGAAAACGAGCCGTTCTACGCTGATGATTCCGTGTACTACATGGTATCGGACAACAACGGCTATTCCGGCGATCTGGAGCTTGCGCTCATCCCGGAGAGTTTCCTTACGGACATCATGCACGAGACTGAGGACAGCAACGGCGTTCTCTATGAGAACAAGGATGTGGAGCCGGAGCATTTTGCCCTGCTCTTTGAGTTCACGGGCGACCAGAGGAAGATCCGCCACTGTATGTATTACTGCTCGGCGAGCCGTCCTTCCGTATCCGGCAATACCCGCGAGGACTCTACTGAGGTGCAGACGGAAACGCTCTCGCTCACCGTTTCTCCTCTGCCGAGCGGACTGGTGAAGGTCAAGACCGGGACGAATACCACGGCGGCTGTCTATGACGCCTGGTACAACTCGGTATACGAGATTTCGACCGAAAGCAGCGGCGAGTAAGGAGGGCTGAATCATGGCAGTAACAAAAACGATCGCCGTTGACGGCAAGGACGTCACGTTCCGTGCATCCGCCGCTATTCCACGGCTTTACAGGAACAAGTTCCGCAGGGACATTTACCGTGACCTGAATGAACTTCAGAAGGGCATCGATGAGAACAGTGCCGGGGAATCCAACCTCGACACTTTTTCTTTGGAGCTTTTCGAGAACATCGCATGGCTCATGGCGAGGCATGCCGACGCTGCCGTTCCCGACACTCCCGAAGAGTGGCTGGACGGCTTTAACACCTTTTCTATCTACGAGGTGCTGCCGCAGATCATCGAACTGTGGGGCATCAACACGCAGCAGCAGGTCGAGTCTAAAAAAAACGTCCCGCCACGGAAAGGGAGATGACAACGCCGCTGTTCCTGCTCCGGTGTGTGCAGATCGGGCTTTCCATTTCGGAGCTCGACCTGCTCACCATCGGGACGGTGAACGATATGTATGCGGAAATGTCAAATGATGACTGGGACTACGCGCAGGTCGCTACCCAGGAGCAGATGGACAGATTTTAACGAAGGGAGGCAGGACGCATGGCTGACAGAATTAAGGGCATAACAGTCGAGATCGGCGGCGATACGACCGGCCTCTCGAAAGCCCTCTCCGGCGTAAACAAAGAGATAAAGTCCACGCAGACGCAGCTGAAAGACGTCAATAAATTACTGAAGCTCGATCCTACGAATACAACGCTCCTTCAGCAGAAACAGCAGTTACTCAAGACCACCATCTCCGAAACGAAGGACAAGCTGACGCAGCTGAAATCCGTGCAGGATCAGATGGACGAGGGCTTGAAGAATGGCACGGTCACACAGCAGCAGTATGACGCCTGGCAGAGGGAGATCGTAGAAACAGAAAACGAACTGAAGAACCTGCAGAAGGAACTGGATAATTCCTCCACGGCAATGACGAAAATGACTGCCGCCGGGGAGAAGCTCCAGTCTGTGGGCGATACCATTTCCGGCGTGGGAAAGAAGATGCTGCCCGTGACCGCAGGCATCACGGCGCTCGGAACGGCGGCTGTCACCACGGCGGCAAACTTTGAATCGTCCATGTCGCAGGTGCAGGCTACGATGGGCATCACCAAGGATTCCATGTCCGAGGTGGATGGTCAGTCCGTCAATACGATGGACGCGCTCACAGACCTTGCAAAGCAGATGGGCGAAACCACGGCATTCTCCGCTACGGAGTGCGCCGAGGCGTTAAATTACCTCGCGCTTGCCGGATATGACACGCAGGAAATGGTGGACACTTTGCCCACAGTTCTGAACCTTGCCGCTGCGGGCGGTATGGAACTTGCCACGGCGTCGGATATGGTAACGGACGCCATGTCCGCTCTCGGCATGGAAACATCCGATGCGGACGTCATGGTCGACCAGATGGCAAAGACCGCGTCCAGCACCAATACCTCCGTAGAGCAGCTCGGCGAAGGCATCCTTAAGATCGGTGCGACAGCAAGGAGCGTAAAGGGCGGTACGGCGGAACTGAACACGGCGCGAGATCCCCGATGTATGGCTATTACGAAAAAGACATGAATCTCGCTATCGCGGCGGCGACGGCAAGAAGACTTGAGCAGTTAGGCGCCGAAGTCGTTATGACAAGAACGGA